CAACGGGAGTACCAACAAAACCCTCACCTTCTAAACCTGTGACTGGAACATTCTGTTCTGTAACAAGACTTACATCACCAACGCCGCCTGTGGCGGCTATGCCAGTAAGATCAATACTGTTGTTACCTTGAACAGTAACACTGCCAAGACCTGTAGTTGCAGACAGTCCTGTAACAGATACAGATATATCTTCTCGAACAACAGCAGTGCCAACCTGACCCTGCATAGCTGAAAGAGTAGACTTTTCACCGCCCCAAGCGGTTACGCCAAACCCCTCTTCACCCCAACCGTTAAGAGTGTGACCAACACGGACAGGAACCGCTTCATTCCAAGCGCCCTCACCCCAAGTTCCGCGACCCCAACCGTTGATGCTCGCCATAGCGAAAGCCTTACGCTATACGGATAATCGCGTTTGTTGCGTCAGCCGTTGGGAAAACAATTTGAAAGTCACCAGATGTAGAAGACTTATTAGACCCAAAGTCTAGAACAACAACTGTGTTTGTAGTACCAGAACCGCCGCCTGTTTGCGTATTATAAATCAACGCACCACGAGCAGTAATTGTTGCAGAAGTATATGTTTTGTCTGCAAAGTCTGTTAGAGCAGTTGTCCCAGAAGTGGTAGGTGTTACATTTGTCAACGTCCCTCCACCCGCAGAATACGAGCCAGAGTTGCCCACTTCGTTTGATGAAGTATACGCTGTTGTAGCAGCAGTAAACGAAGCGTTGTTGTCATATAGAGCAAGTTTGAATTGATCCTGCCCGTTAGTAAAATCGTGCTTGCCCTCAAGAAGTTCTTTCTTGAAAGAAGTGCACATTGCGTTTCCTGAAAAGGCCATATCAAAGTCTCCTTATAAGTTCAGCCAGTTGGGGATGACCTGCATCTTTTATTGCATTGCATACAGTGGTGCGGTCACTACGAATAGCCTGTCTCATATAGTATTCGACGAGCTTTTCAACGTGCTTTGAGAAAGCACGAGCTTGATCTCTTATCCCAGGATGGGCGGTATCAGAGACCGAAATTACTTTTTCTACACACTGTTGCGCTAATTCTTCAGGTGTAAAACCTCGATTCTCTGTTGTTCTAACTCCAACAACAGGTTCGTCCTTTGGTATGCTTACGTCTATTTTAAACATTACATATCCATCCTTGGCTGACCATCACGATAGTTATCCCGCTTTAGCCTGCCCTCTCCCAAAACCATTAATCTAGTCATGGCTTCATCAAACTTTTCTTTATACATTGCAAGAATGTCTTGTTCACCCTTCATAAAAATATAAGCATTTACCAAGCTTCCATATAGCAACGCTTGCTCTGCATTGTCACCTAACCATGAAGTGCTAGAAGTAACAATCGAAGGTGGATCAAAATAGTAGTGCAATTGGACTGAGTAGGTAGTGTCTGGTGTTGGCGCTACTATAAAGTTACCAGAAGAACTAGGTGATGTTACATCCCCATCAAACTCTGAATAGTATTTCGGAAGCCCAGTCGTTGATTGATTAGGGTATGCTTCGCGCATAAAGTTTACATCTTTCTCAATGAGAAAGTTATAGTTACTACTTCCGTCAATTACAGCGAAAGAAAACGGAGCTAAAAAGTCTGAAGGTCTAGCAACGTATGGGTTACTAGCAGTCATATTGGCAGTCACATTCTTTCTAAGCTCTGGAATCATTACGGTTCTATAGATCAGCTCTTCTGCTTGCCTAACAAACGTAGGTATCTCTGCAACAAAAGTTGTTTCATTATTCTCAGTAAAGTCCTGTATAGACTGTAATAACTCAGCGTAATTCATTACTCGTCCTCTTTGTAGAGATTATCAAAAATTTTGTTAACATCCAAGACATAGTCTAAATCAGATTTAGAATAATGTATATGCTGAGATGGTTTAAAGTCTGGAGCACCCTTTCCAGTTTCAAACCATGCAGGATGTGTTACCCTTACACGATTGTTTGGAAGTGCCACTATGTTCCCAGTCCACTCTCCTGCATCAAGCAACTGCATAACATGGCTTTGTTTATGCTGTGCAGGGTCTTCAGCTATCTCACTTTCTGCGTAGTCAACAGTAAACAAATACTTTGCAGCATGCATGTCGCCATCTATCTTTGCCAACCAAGGGCAAGGAGTTGCCCTGTCCATAACATACACTGCATGATTATAAGCAGAACAATCCCAAGGTTGAGCATCATGAACCGCCATAGGAGAAGGCCATTCATCTAACGGTTCATCTGCAACTAAAGCAGTAATTGGCATTCTTGCCCACATCGCACCACCATGTACATTTTCATCGCCATCATCATCTACCTCAGATCCAGTAAATATAACCTGAAAGCTAAGGCATCTGTTAGGCATAGTAGTTACCGCAATAGCCATAGCGTGAAGGAACTCGCCATGATAACGCTCATGATTACATGTGTATTCACGGCGAACCCAACACTTAAAATGCGGTATGTTGCTTTGAAGATATGCCATTAGTTCAATTGAACTTTATCCGTTACGAGTAAATCGTTGAGGTCTAGCTGCACCGCTACCACGAGCAACGCTTCCTCCCTTAGCATAGCCCTTCTTCTTCATCATGCCGCCGCGCATCTTCTTGACAACACCGCCCTTAGCGTAACCTTTCTTCTTCATGGCTCCTCCTTTAGCCATGCCTTTTTTCTTCATCATACCACCGCCCATTGCTTTAACGGCTGTCGTTCTTGCCTTCGTTACGGCCTGATTAAGTTTACGTTTTTTAGCGGCTGTTTTACCAAGTTTTGACGCAGCCTTTGCTGCACCTGGTACAGGGCTTAACACTCTAGCCGCCTTTGAAATAGCTTTACCTATTTTTTTACTAGTAGTATTGGGTTTTAACTTTTTAGCAGTAACTCCCGCTCTGTCACCTTTTTTTCTAGTAGGCTCTTGTTTGACCGATCCTGGTCTTGGTTTAGGCTTTACCATAGCTGCGGGTCTTTTTTTAGGCTTTGTAACCCCGCCCTCTTTCATCTTGCCTACGCCATCAGCAGCAAAGAATGGAACTTTCTTCCCATCTTTCTCTACCATTCTAAGCTTGCTACCTTTCTTCATAGCAATTGGTTTCTTCTTCATAGCTCCGCCTTTTGCGTAGCCTTTCTTTTTCATTGCGCCACCTTTGGCGTAACCTTTTTTCTTCATAGCCATTTTAGTCTCCTTGCAGTTGTGGCGTTAAACAATAGTTATATTCCCCACCATAGCACTATGATTGGTACATTGATACACTAGAGATGTATCAGAGGGTTCATGAGGCACAATAAATTGTGTCAATCCTGTTGTTGAATTATAATTTTCTGTGACACCTGTTGTAAAAGCAGACCCGCCATTAGATGTTCTAATCTGCAAAGGGTGACTGCTTACATTTGCTGTATTATCTATAAGATAAGTGTGACCTTTGTAGAAAGTAAAGTTTGGATTGTTACCCGCAGTGGCCCCAGGGCCAGTAAAAGTATATGCAGAAGAACCGCTTGTTCCTGCTACATATGTCGTTACAGGCCCAGATACCTCGTCGTTTAGTCTGATCCAGTTACCACCGTGTGCGAAATACAGTCCCGCAGTCGCATGCACATGCGCCACAGCGCCATGGTATGTGGAGGCACTTGGTAGATCACTTAAAGCCGCATAGTAGAATACAATTTTATTTGCACCAGAACTAACGTCCAGTAATCCGTTGGAGTCAATTATGTCTGTAAGAGTTGTGCCGTTACCAAGAGCAGCATACACCTCATTAAAGTTATCATTGATTTTATCCGCACCTGCACGAAGAGTATCTCCTGATCCGTCATTTGCAGATGAGCCAATACCTACTGTTTGTTTTGCCATCTTTTATCCCTCGTCAAATGTCTGTGATGTTGAGTCTAATGTAACTGAGGTGCTATCAAAAGTCTCTGCATCGTCTATAATAGTAACGCTACCAACGGCACTTGTGGCTGCTAATCCCGTAACAATTACAATTTCATTTCCTGTGTCTGAGAAGCTTATGGTTACTGAACCAACTTGTCCTTCAGCAACTAAGTTATTTGGTGGTGTTATTCCTGGTACTTCTCTAAATCCAACAGGATTATATCCATGTTGTATAGATCGTTGCTCTGTTAACTCACTCTCTGGACGAGGATCACGTAATGCTTGCGGATCTGGAAACGCTCTTGGTGGAAACAGTTGTGGATGCTTTGGCTCAAACTCATCAGGACCGACCTTTGCGCCAGTCCACTCTGTCTTCATGTCACGAAGACGGTAACGGCGACCTGACCGATCTGATATACCATAAGCATGTTTACCACTAGCGTATGCCATTACACCCTCAGATAACTCAAGCTAGGCTGCAACTTCAAAGGTGTTCGACCTTGATCTTCATCCGCTGCACGTTGGAACTCTTCTTCATAAACCGACTTCAACATCTGAATACGATCTGGTGCTCGTTTCATCGCCATGTAATAGGATAA